ATGCAACTATCAGAATTATATTTTCATATTGAGGACTATCTTTTATTTTGCAAAAGTAAAAACCTCGCCAGAAAAACATTGAAAAGTTATGAACAAAGTTTAAAACTTTTTGAGCGTTGGGCGTATGATAATAAGATTGATAACGTAGATAAAATCACTGCTACAGTTATAACAAAATATATTCATTCCCTACAGACAAGGGGAAAATATGAGGTTGTTGGAAATGAAACATCGAGATATTCCAACTTTCCTGAAAATAGGACAGATTTAGGCAAACCCGTTTCTACTACAACCATCAATAATTATATTCGGAATTTAAAGGCTTTTTGCTCTTACTGTTACGAACTTGACTTGATAAAGGAAAATCCCATGCGAAAAATCAAACAACTGCCAAACAAACGCACACCCAAGAATTTCATCACAGATGAGCAATATAATACTCTGCTTCGTGCTATGAATTTAGATGTTTTTTCCGAAAGGCGTGATTTTGTTATTATCAATCTTCTTTTTGATACTGGTATGAGAATTACAGAATGTTTGCTTATTCAGGTAAAGGATATTGATTTAATTAAAAGATGTATTTTCCTGCCTGCCGAACACACGAAAGGCAAGCAAAGCCGTTATGTTTTTTATTCTTCCGAAATGGCTAAGATTCTCCGCCAATGGTTAAAATTTAAAGATTTATATACAGAGAGTGACTTTTTATTTAGTACTTCAAGAGGGAACAAACTGAAAAATACATATTTTGAGAGCAATTTCAGAAAATATATTAAGCGTGTCGGATTGGAAAATATAACCCCACACTGTTTAAGAAATAACTTTGCAAAACGCTTTTTAATGGCAGGAGGTAATATTTATGTACTTTCTAAAATTTTAGGACATAGTAGCGTTGTTGTAACAGAAAAAGCGTATCTTGATTTAACTACAGATGATATTAGACAAACATATCAGGCATTTAGCCCTTTGTCCGTTATGAAGAAAAAGTAAAAAAATGGGGTAACAATTCGTTACCCCTTACATTCCAATCTTGCATAACACAAACCCGACAAAAGCACCAACCAGAGATAAAACCACTTTATCAATGATAGCATCATATCTTTTTGCAGGCTTAGAAACGAGCTGTTTCACATCCTCTTTAATTTCCCCTACATCCGTTTTAATGTGTTCCTGTTCATTCTGCATGACAGAGAAAGCCTTTGTCAATTCTTCAAGATTATTTTGCCGTTCTTCCAGTTTTTCAATTTTTTCATTCGTTTGCTTTTCAAATTGTTCAAAGGCAGAAATTTTTAAAACAATCTGCTCATTCTCCATAGAATACCCCCTCATTATTGCGAAATCGTTCCATTTACATCTATCAATGTTTTCCATGCACCATTGATACCATTACTGGAATACTGCAAGCCAGAATTACCGAAATGAAAAAGTTTTGTTGCATCCGCTTTATTTGTGCCATCTATGCAAATATACAAGCCATTATCAGAAATATCTACCTTTTGAGAAATTAAGTTATAAATCTGTTTTACTTCTGTGCTTGCTCCTTGTGCGACTGCCAATGTTCTTTCACTGCTACTGATAGCATTTAGAATACTGCTTGTAAAATCTCCCAATTCAATTTTTTCATATTTTTCAAGCAAACAATCCCAAATATATGAAATAACTTTTGCTTTTTTCTGAAAATTCATTTTACTATTGACTACAGTCACCACATCACCCAAACAAACTGTTTCCAAAACAGAATAATTTTTATATTCCTCTGTTTTCGTAAGCATCTGAAAATCAACTTGAATGTTTACCGTTGGCAAATCAATCCCATCTTTAAAAAGCTGCTGCACATAGGCATTAAGTGCCGCCTTTGTTGTACACTCTGTATTTTCAACCTTAGCTACTTTGGGAAAGGGATATTCATTGATTCTGCTGCTATCTACTGTTGTTCCCTTTAAACCATCTTTCCCGATAGGAAAAACTCTGGTAATCACATTGCTTACATCTTCATCAATCGTTAGTCCTTTTAGATTTTTACTGTATCGAATATAAAAACCCCTATCCATACCGACAGAATTTTTTATTGCAATATTGAAATTATCCCGTTTGATTTCTCCACCAAATTTAGAAATAATACTGTCATTTTCTTCACCATTCCCTAGCAAGGCTAAAACAGGATTACAGGAGGACGCAGAAAAACTGCTTATTCCCGTTAAATTCGTTTGAAATGTGAAAGGGGTTGTGTAGTTAAAGGCTGCTTTCATTCCATTTAAAATCTGTTGCGGTGTACCGTTCCCCGTAGTAAAAGAATCTATGTAATTATCCAGTAAATCATAGAAAATATGTCTTGCATTTACCGTTATATTGTCAAGTGTTGGCTGAATTTTATATATTCTAAATGCTTGCTTTCCGTTTGGGGTTTGAGTACATATAATATTCCCTATTCCAATGCGTTTCCACTTGCCGCCATCGTCATAGGGGTGCTTCAGCTCCAGTTCATACGCCCCGTTCAATTCTTCCTCCACAACACAATGGCTGGGAACCAACGCCCCCAGCCCGAATGTGTCAAATGTCTGTGCTGTTTTTTCGTGAATGGTAATCATAGCATCACCCCATCATGCCTACCAGTTCCTGATACTGCTCCTCTGTGATGCGGTTCGCCATAAGGAATACGTCTAATTTGTTCATCATGTCCTCTTTTTCGTATGCCCCTCTGCTAATCAGTTTTTTCAGTCTTGCGTATGTCATAATATCTACTCCTTTCAAATTTCCAATTCCTTCATGCAAACCAAATAGTCTACATTGATTGCTGTGTCTAAAATTGCCTGTTCAGTTTCGGTGAGTTGTGGTTCTGGTGTGGGCTCAGATTGTACATCTACCCATTTACCATCAATATACTGCCTACCAAGTACGTCCAAATTTGTTTCAACAAACTTTTTATAGCCATCTTTTGTACTTGATAGCATCACACAAATATTTCTTTCATTTAAAATTGCATACATTTTCATCACCCACAAATTTAATATCGAATTCTATAACCTTTATAAGCACCAATTTTCCGCACAAATGGTATATTATCAACTTCTACAGTTATTCCAACCGAAGACGAACTATTTTGATTGGTTAAATAGTCAACTCTATCTAATCTAGGGCATTGTGGGAGATATGGTGTATCGCCAAGGCTTCCCACAGTACCATAACTTTTAATCGTGCCAGTCTCGTACAATTCTTTTGTAACCACCCTTTTTAATGTACAAGCTTCTATCGTAAGATTATTGCAATATACTGTACCTTTACTGCCACGATATAAATATACTTTGAGTGCAGAGGGTAAGGGAGTATCTTGTTCTAATACAAGTTCTTGTGCAGTATACGTCTCTTCTCCATTATTAAAATAGCTTGCCCTCCAATAAGTCTTATTGTCAGCCGCATTGTTCAAATAAACCTGCATAGAGTTGCCTTTAAAATTGCCTCTTATAACTATTTTTGTACAGTCATTCGGTAAATTAACTGTGCCAACAAGTGTGTCATTACCATAAGTGGCACTCTTTTCTTCGTTTTGTAGAAGAATAGATTTTCCCGCTACAGCTTGTACAAGATAATCATCTGGTCGATACAACGGAATCGTATTTTTCATATTTTCAAGAATCGCATTTTCTTTCCCAAACACCGTTGTATCTCCGCTATCCCCAGATGTACCAATCAAATCCAAAACACCCTGCACAGAAGAATTAGCAATAGCTTTTTCAAGCAACCCTTTCAAATCGGTATCCATATATTTTGCCAGATACTCCACGCCCTGCCAGAAGGTTGCAATATCCCTTGCATCCGCAACTGCTCCTTTCTTGCCAAAAGAGGAAACCATATCTGTCATTAAGGCGTATGCCTCATACAAATTTTGAAACAGCACCACCAATGTACCATACTCATTCGAGGATTCTACAGAGCTGTTCCCTAACAGCGTTTTTGTCACGTTGATTTCAAACACCTGCGTAGACAGAATCTCTGTGTTGTCCTTCCAGATGGAAATCTGTGTCTGCAAATGCCCCATCCTTGCCAATGCCTCTGTTGTCATCAGAAACTCGCATCTGCCTGCGGTTGCATCCGTAATCACGCCGTCATTCCAGATTTCGCCGCCGTTTTCGGGCTTTACCATGAAGATTTTTACCTCATGCCCCGTCAAGTCCAGAGGCACGCCATTGTTGAACAGGGACACATCTAAGTATCGACTGTTGCTGTCCCCCTGCACCTCTGTGATAATGCTGTTCGGCTTTTTATTCACATCAATTTCCAGCCGATTATACGTTTTTGCCATTTTTCTCACTCCTTCCAAAAAATCCGCATCAAAAAAGCACATCCGTTTTATTTTCAGATGCGCCTTTCTTGACAGAATATCTTTCTTTTGCTATCATAAGCATAAGAGAAGGATTGCCACCTTTCGCAGGGCGGCTAGTCCGAATGTATGGGTTTAGCCGTCTAACTTCGCAGGTTAGGCGGCTTTTTCATTATTTCTTGTTCTGAAACAAGGAAATAACTCCGATGATTACTAAGCAAAAAGTAAATAACCCTTCGTATGTAACCATAAGCGTCACCTCCTTTACGGGAAGTGACTAACCGCCAGTTGGCAATCCTTCATTTATACCATACCATAAATTTCATTCTTCGACAACTACAGCCATCTCCAACGGGGCTGTATTTTTATTTTGCTGACATTCCCCGTCCAACTGATTTCGTTTTTCCCGACCTCAAATCTCGGAAACTTCGCACCGCCGTATTTGCCGTTTTGGTTGGTGTCCCCTTTGAACACCTCCATCATTTCGCTGTCAATCGTGATGCTCTCCTCCACGCCGTACAGGGGGAAATCCGCCCCATTGATAGTAAGCGTAACATCCCCACTACCAAAAACCGTGATAATCGGTTCACTGTAGACTGTGCCGCTGTTGCGGATGGTGGTCGGGGCAGTCAGCTCTAAAGCATCCCCTGCGGCATTGACGCTGTATTTGAAGGGCTGCACCCGAAACTGCAGCAGAAAGCTATTGTAGAGATAAATCATATCCACGACAGAAATTTTGTTATAGATGGATGCCCGAAAAACCTTATCCGGCTCGGTGCAGAGAATCAGCTCCCCTGCACCGTCCAGCCACGCCAGTATTTCATCCAGATTTTCGTTCCCTCTGGTGCTGCACTCCACCGAAAGCACATACGGTGCATACGTTCCTTCATCCACCGTCAACTCTCCGTTTCTGCCGGGGATGGTAACATAATCCACCCTTCTCTCCGCTCTCATCTTCTCGGGTGCGGCAGAAATCAGAATCCCGAAGTCTCGGCTGTCCTTTCCTTTAAAATGAAACCAACCCATTTACGCACCTCCCTTTGCTATGGCTCTGCGTCTGCGAGAAAATTCCATCTCCTGCATCAGACTCGGCACTGCTTCCTTGCTGTCATTATGGAAATGCTCAATCTGCAGCACCGTATTTCCTTCTGTATGATTGACCGTCTTTGTGATATAGGACGTATCTCCGCCACGCTGAACGGCAATATCCCCACGCAGGCGTACCATGTTTTGGTTCATGGCGGCACGCATTTTCTCATACGCATCGGACATTCTGCGGCTGAACCCATCGGACAGGCTGCCGCTGATGGTATCCGAAACACTGTCCATGCGGTCAGACCAACCTACGCCGACACCCTGCGCCATGTAATCGCCGATTTTCGCCATCACACGAGAAGGACTGTTGATGTCCATTTCCTTTTTCGCCGCACGCACCGCCGCCTGTAATGCCTTTGCAACTGCATTAACAACGCCGCTTTGCCCGTCACGCACGCCCTTTGCAACGCCTTCCATCAGGCTTTCCCCAACGGCTTTAAAATCCGTCTGATAGCCTGCGATTTCTTCCTTCGCCGTTTCGGTCAGCTGCTTTGCCTGCTCTGCAACAAGGGGCTGCTGCTCCGCAATCCCTTCGGAAACACCCTCCGCACTGACTGCCTGCATACTCTCGGATACTTCCGCGCCAATGCCATAGAATCTACTTGCCGCCGCTTGCGCCATCTGCTGCTTCTGCTCAAACAGAGAAACATACTCATCCAGCTTCGTATCAGACATGGAAAGCAGCTTGTTCATGTAATCAAGCGCATCCCCAACACCCATGCCGGCAATCTCGCTCATCAGGCTGTCAGAAATGCCTTTTCCCTTCAGCTTTTCGATGGCATCCCCGTATTTTTCCAGCTGTTTGATATCGTCCTCCAAATCTCCCAGTTGGAACAGTTCCTTGCCGTCCTCTGTTTTTACCCGCTCGAATAAATCTCCATAATCGGCAAGCTTGCTTTGCAGGCTGTCGCGTTTCTGTGTCAGTGTATCTGCAATCTTATCCGCCACATCCTCCGCGGCATCCACCGCCATCTGTCCGCTTTCCTCAATGCCGACTGCGATACCCTCGCCGATATATGCGCCGACCTCCTCCTTCATCAGCTTGGAGGGGGATGCAATCTTAAACAGCCCCTTCAGCTTGGAAAGCAGGGTATCCTTTATCTTTCCGGCAATATTCGCGATATTTGACAGGCTGTTTTTGATGCCGCCGACAATACCGTCAATGATGTATTTCCCGATGCTTTTCAGCTCGGTCGCAACCTCACTGCCCGTAATCTTGGATTTAAACTTGGAGAAGGCGTTCTTCGCTGCCGTTGCCATGGATTCTCCGGCTTTTTTCACGCCGTTTGCAACCCCGTCAATCAGCTGTTTCCCCAGATTGAGCCATTGGAACGCCATGAACGCCGCCACAATCGCCTCTATGATTTTCGGGATATTGACAACCAGTGTTGGAATCGCCTGCACCAGACCCACCGCAAGCCTTGTGATGAGGTACAACGCCGTATCCACCAGCTTGGGCGCATTGTCGTTGATGACATTCGCAATGTTGATGACAATCTGCGGTACGGTTTCAATCAGCTGCGGCAGGGCGGCAATCAGCCCCTCGCCCAATGCAAGGATAATCTGAATCCCTGCGTCAATGACAGTATTTGCGTTTTCCGTCAGATTTTCTACCAGTGTCGAAATCGTTTCGATTGCAACAGGGATGATATTCGGCAGGCTTTCCGTCAGCCCATCCGCCAGAGAAACCGCAAGGCTCGCCGCCGTATCCGCCACCATCGGGAGCAGCTCCGCAATGCCCTCCGCAAGCGTACCCACGATGGATAACGCCCCTGCCGCAAGGCTGTCCCCGTTCTCTTGGATGCCCTGCACCAGTGCGCTGATGGACTGCACCCCCAGTTCCACCAGATTCGGCAGCAGTTCATTCGTCAGTGTCGGCAATGCGGATGCAATCTCCGGTGCCAAGCCTGCAACCAGCTTCCCCATGCCCTCAATCACAACGCCGATGCGTGGCAGAAGGTTATCCGCCACCGTGCCGATACTTTCAATGAAATTGCTTAACAGCATATCAAAGTTCTGCGTATCATCCGCCATGCCGACCATCAGATTCGCCCATGCGGCTTTCATGCTGGCAACACTGCCTTGAATGGTGGTGCTTGCCTCCTTCGCTGTTGTGCCTGTGATGCCCATTTCCGTCTGAATCACATGAATAGCCTCTACAATATCGGCATAGGAGGAAAGGTCATATTTCACGCCGCTGAGCTTTTCCGCATCCGCAAGCAAGCGCTGCATTTCCTCCTTCGTGCCGCCATAGCCGAGCTTGAGGTTATCGAGCATGGTATAGTTCTGCTTGGCAAAGCCCTGATAGGCGTTCTGGATGGATTCCATTGCAGTACCCATCTTATTGGCGTTATCCGCCATATCCGTAATAGCAAGGTCTGCCGCCGCAGCCGCCTTTTCCGTATCCCCGTCCAGACTTTGCAGCAGGCTTGCCGAAAAGCTCGTAACGGTTTCCATATATTCATTTGCGGACAGACCGGCGGTTTTATAGGCATTATCCGCATAGGTCTGAATCGTGTCCGCGCTGTCCTTGAACAGCGTTTCCACGCCGCCGACCATCTGCTCATAGTCCGCATAGGCATTGATGCAGGCAGTCCCCAGAGCCGCAACGCCTGCGGATGCCGCACCGACTGCCGCAGCACTCGCCTTTACAGCCGTATTTACCGCACTGCCGATTTTTCCCAGTACCTTTTGAAATGGGCTGTCATCGCCCTTAATTTTAATTACAACAGAGCCGTCTTCTGCCAATAGTCCCACCTCCGTAGGGAACATCATCGGCAGCTCAGGCTCTACTTGATGTCTTTCTCGTTTATCTTGATTTCAAATGTTCTTTTGCACCTTCGCCCCTTGCAGCGTAAAAAAAGCCCCTTGCACACAGCATCCTTACTGTATGTAACAGGCATTTCATAGCCGCAGTAGGGGCATTTTACTTTTTCTTCATGCACGCCATCACCTCATCCACCTTGCCATCCCCCATCAGTGCCGCGACAAGGGCGGACTGCTGTCTTTCCTCCTGCTCAGGCAGAGGCAGGGCATATCTGCGTTTCATGGCGTTATAGTAATCCTTCTGCGCCTGCGGCATATCCCCCTTGATTTCCACTGCCCTGCACCGCATGACCTCTTTCAGCACCCTATCCTCCTCTAAAGCTTCAAACAGTGCCATAAACTGCCACCAGTGCAGAGATTTTCGGCTTAAATCAATGCCGTACTGCGTCAGAAACGCCCCATAAATCAGCCCTGCATCATGGGTAAAGGAATAAATCGGCGGCTGCGCTGCACCCTCGCCCTTGGCGCGTCCTTCCTTCTCCTGCCTGCCGCAGCCCCAGAAATAGCACAACCACTCTACCGCCTCCTCCAGCGGTTCGGGGACACAGCCATAAAACAGCTTCAATGCCCGTTCCGCCTTCTCCTCATCCGTCAGCTCCTCGGAGGAAAAAATCTCCTCCAATCTCAGCATTGCCCGAAAATCGGAGGAGATGTGATATTCCCTGCCGCCAATCAAAAAAGAGTTAGGCAAGTTTCCTGTCAGCAGCTCTTTCATTTCCTTCTTCTTTCCGCACGTTCTCTGGCTCTGCGTGCGGCTCTGTTTTCAGCTGCCGCCTGTGCCATGGGGGCAGAGGGCTGTGTGCTTCGGGAGACAGGCTTCTTGTAGCTGTTTGCCCGTTCTGCGTGGTAGGTCTGCACCTCTTGGGAAATATACATCACCAGATCCAGACAATCATAAATATCCACATCACGCTCCGCCGTAATGGCATCGACCGTATCCTCGCCCAGCAGGTCATCCAGAATGTCGAGCATGAAATCAATCCCCTTTTCGACATCCTTTTCTTCCTTCAGCTGTGCGCCGAAGGCTCTCATTTTCTCGCCTGCGTCCTCCAGCCTTTTTGCATATTCCACCGTAGCGGGGACAGTCACCTGCACCCCTTCGATATCAAGTAAAATCCCATGCTTGCGAAACTCAAATTTTCCCATCTCTTTTTCCTCCTTCTGCCCTTATACTGCCGGTGTGAATTTTTTGGTTTCCGTATTGAACGTGCCGTCCACGAAATCCCCTACGCCGTTCAGATTGCCCGTTACCTTCATCACGCCGCCGCCCTCGCCGGAGATAGAGGAAACCTCAACCGCAACCTTGAATTTTCTTGCTTCAAAGGTATTCGGCGTTTCTGCCACAGGCTTGAACAGCTCCACTCTCACATAATCCCTTTCGGCATCCGCGCCCGTCAGCTGATTTCTGCCGATTTCATACAGTGCCATCACTGCCGCCTCGTCCGCAATCAAGTCCGAATCAAACGCAAACGCAGGCTGATAGCTTTTAATCGTAGAGGTCTGGGATTTCTGATTGATGTATGTTTTGGAATCCTTCTGTGCGTTGGGGGATTCGTCCAAGGTATTAAACCCAACCCCCATCAGCGCAAAGCTTTCCGTTCCGCTTTTTGCCGTGTTCAGATAATCCGCCACCTGATATCTCATTACTGCATCCATATTGTTTTCACTCCTTATCTTGTCTGAAAAAATTCCATTCTGCACTGAATCTGGTATCTCGCCATGCTTGCCTCTGCCGACATGGCATAGCCGCTTGTGGTTGCCTCCATCAGCATGACCTTCCTGCCCTCGCCCAGATTGGGGAGCTTGCCTGCCATGGTCTGTTCCCGCAGCCATTCGGAGAAATCACCGTAAAAGCTGAGGTTATCCAGCTGCTGTCTGATTTTATCCCCGAAAAATTCTCTGCTTGCCACCACAAATAAAAACTGCCGCACCGTTGAGCCGTCCACATAGGAACGCACAATCTCCTTTGCAGGCACAGCCTCAACCGAATAGCTCTGTGCCTCCTCCGGCAGAAAATCCACGTGCAGCTTTCCTTCCGCAAGCGGCGGATAGGTACGCAGAAACTTCCGTACTTCTTCCATGATGTTCTTCATTTGCCCCGTCCTTTCAGATACCCTTCCAAATCCTTCTCGACTTCCTTGCCATGGTCTGCCATCATCCGCTTATCCCACTGCTTGCCACGCAATGCACCGCCGTGATAGGTCAGCGGCTGTCCGGTGTAATGCTTGGGCGCACGCCCTGCCATCCCCTCGCCGACATACTGATAATGCGCATACGGTCCGGGATAGATAATGCTGTCCGCCGTCACTCTTGCGGCGTTTACCATGTGGGCAGCACTGCCTGCCGACATCGGCACATAGGGCTGACATTTCCGCTCCACATCCTCCGCCAGAAAGCGTTGTGCCGCCTTATCCTCGCCCAGACCATATTTTCGCAGGATTTTCGCTGTGCTGATATTGACCTCATAGTCTAATTTCATGCGCCGCTCACCACCCAATGCCGCAAGTCCTTCCGCCTGCTCCTGCGGTTATCCCCGACAGAAAGCACCGTAAAGTATTCCAGTCCCTTCAAGTCTGCCTGTTTTTCGATGGCATCCACCGCACCACGCACGATAAAATCTCCGTTTCGGATGGTAATATCGGGCATGGCATCCTCCGGAATACGGACGGTAATCTTCGCCGCACCCGTCAAGCCTTTGTTTTCCGGCGTGGCAATCAGCTTGCCGAACCAGCTCACACCATGAATCGCAGTGCAGATATATGCATCCGTATCCGTTTTCCTGTCATACCGCAGCCGGATATGCGTAATCGTTTCCGTACACGCAAGCATCACTCCGCCCCCCGATACAACAGCCCCGTATTGCCGAGATACAGCACCGCCGCGCGGTAAAGCCGTTGTTCGTCCGTACTGCCTTCGGTTGTGTAGGTAACAGAAATGCCGTCATTCGTTTCCGATGCAATGCCGTCCCTCTGCTCCTTTCGCAAAAGCACATCCGCCACCGCACAGCACGCCTCTCTGACCTTCTCCATGATTTTCTCATCTGTAACAGATGGAATACGGTCAAGGGTTACGCTGTCCAGATAGGCAGAGGCGGAACGGGAGAGACGCTTAAAGTCCCCCTCCGCCATTTCGCCGCAATAGGTATCCCGATAATACGAAAAATCCGCATAAATCATGCGTTTTCCCCCTTTACTGCTTTTCCTGCTCCTTTTCCTGTGCCTCCTGCTCCTTTTTCAGAGCCGCAAGCTCCTTTTTCAGTGCGGCATTTTCCTTTTTCAGCTTCGCGATTTCCTTGTTTTCCGCCGTTTCGGGCTGTTTTGCGCCCATGCCTACTGTTTTTGCCATACGCCTTTCCTCCTTACGCCTTATGGTGCAGATAAATCCCTGCAACCTTGTTTTCGTATACATCCGCCAGACCGTATGCTCTGTAGAAGAACAGCCAGCCGTCACTATCCTGATTTGCATCGGGAGAGATCACCTTATTGACCGTATGCTTGGGATACTGCAGCAGTGCAGGCTTATGAATGACCATGAAGTTAATGTCCTTGCCTGTGCTTGCCTTCACAAAGCCGCCGACCTTCTCATTCGCGCCGCTTGCGCCGCTGTTGTCCGTCTTGCCGTCATACAGGTCAATGGCAGTATAGAAACGGCTCTGTGGTACCTTCTGCACAACTGCAAAGGAATTGAGTACCTCTTTGGATTTCGTGGTATCCACCGCGTAAATCATGTTGTGGAGGGTAGGCGTGATGAACAGGTGTCTGTTTTCCTGCGGTACCTCGTCCTCATCCATTTTGTTCTGCGCCTCCACCAGAGCCGCCAGAACCGCCGCACCATCCGCCAGTGTGCCTGCGGTTGCCTTGGAAATGCCTGCTGTGCCTGCGTAGGTCGCAAAGCGGAAGGCATCCATTTCGGGGACAACCTTCGTGCGGATGAATTCCGCCGCCAGCTTCCCAAAGGCAAGCCCTGCGGTTTCCTCGTTGTCCATGGCATCGACCGTAAATTTTCTGCCACGGTCATAATTGAATTTGACGGTTTCATTCGTCAGTGTCACATCCCCATGCACATAGCCGCCGTTGCGGTCATAATCCGCCAGACCGTCCATGCTGATTTTGGGAATCACGATTTCGTTTGTGTTCGCGCCCATCTGCACCAGTGTCATATCGCCGTCCAGTGCAGAGGTAACGGACGCATTCTGATAGACCTCGTCCAGCAGGTCAATGTATTTTTTGAAAAGTGTAATGCTGTTCGCCATGTTTCGTTCTCCTTTCGATTTTCCTTAGTCCTTCTTCGGGGATAAGCCCATTGCCGCTCTGACTGCCGCATCGTCCACCTCGCCGCCTGCAAAGCCTGTCCCTCTGGAGAAGGCAGGCACTCTTGCAGGGTCTTTTGCGAAATATTCCTTGTCCTGCGTCAGAGCCGTCAGAATATCCTTGTCCCCCTTGCCCTTGTTTGCCTCATCCTGCAAAGCGGTTTTAAATTCGGCATAGACTGCCTTTTCCGTCAGCTCGTCCCGCCATTTCTGCTCCCCGACCACCGTCTTGAAACGGTTGGAATATTCGGCTTCTTCCGCTTCTTCCTTGGCTTTCTTCTCCGCCTCGGCTTTCTCGACCGCAATCCGCTGTTCCAAGTCCTCGAATTTCTTTTTGAAATCCTCGTTGCCTTCTGCGGATTTTTTCAGGTCTGCAATGGTGGTTTCATATTCCTTGAGGGTGCCGTTGGCTTTCTCCAAGTCCGCCTTGACGGTTTCCAGCTCCCCCTTCGCCTTGCCGATGTCGGCTGTGTTGATGTCCAGTAAGCCCTTCAGCTGTTCCTCTGTGGCATCGGGGAAAATTTTCTTAATGTCCTCTCTTTTCATTCTTCGTTCTCCTTTCAGCTTTCAGTTTGTTCTCACGGTTCTTTCCGCACGCCTTGATAGTTTTTCGCCATTCCGGGCAAACAAAAAAGACCTGTTTTACGTCTGTGTCCAAAGACGAGATAGGATAGACCACCGTTCCTTTCTGATTTTTTGCATGAAAAAACCACCTTCCTTTCGGTTGGTGGTATTCATTCAAAATTCACTTTACTGCATATTTCTGTCAGAGATTTTCCTTTGAAAAACGGTGCGTGCATCAGTGCATCAATCGAATCAAAGCTCTGCTCCTTTTCTCCGTAGCATAAAGAAATATCAGAACGGGAGAACGGGCAAATCGAGCCATTCACGCCGAGATATTCAAAGGTAATATCCTGTGTCAGACTGTCAATCCAATCTCTTAAATCCTCACTTTTCATAAGATGTTCGCATTCTCCTTTCTCTCCTGCTCTGTCAGTTCTCTTGCCGGTCTGTCGACGATTTTCCCATCTTTCCGGATATTTCAGTATTTTGTAAATAATTTTGAAATTATCCATTGTTTTCCTCCTGTGCAGCACTCAGTACCACATGACCGTCTTTTCCTCCGGCACACTATCCTGCAACGCTAATTTTTCCAAACAGGCAACCGCATGACCGAGGTAAACAGGAAAATCCTTGTCATACTCAGAAAGTTTGCTGTCTACTATCTCTCCACTCTTAATATCAACAGAAACCGAGCCTAAAACACCGCTATTTTCGGGGTCATACTCTGCCGAAATGATACCGTTATTCATTTTTATATTTTTTAATTTTAGCATAGTATTCACCCGCTTCTTTTGCATAATTATATTTCTGAGATGCTATGATATGCGCTTCATCCTGTGGCATTCCTTCTTGCATCAGTTCTCTTTCCAGGATTTCATGGTTAAGCAAAGTCATATCATGCAATTCCGGTTTTCCGTCAATCAATCTTTGCCACGATTCCGCCATCATATAATCGGGAGCAAAATATTCCGGCTCTTTTCCGCCCAAATCATGCTTTTCCATAAAAATATAATACTTAATCGCGCGTATATCTTCTTCTGCAAAACCGGTTGCCTTCGCTATTCTCGAAACATCCGTTTTCATGCTGCGAACCAATCCGTAGTACCGTTCTGCGTGCGCTCTGGCTTCTTTGCTATGAGGATTCCTTGCCCCACTCACAGCACCTGATTTCATTATACCATTCTTTATTGATTTTTCAACGATTTGTCCCTCCAGTATGCCGCCTTTCCCCACAGCAGCCCTCATCCCATCCGCCTTCAATCCCGTCTGTTCCAGAAAATCCTTCTGCCTTCTGTTCCATTCCGTTATCTTGGCGGATGCCTCGCTGCTGTCCAGTCCTGCCGCCTGCAGGGCGTTTTGTTCCCGTTTCCATCTGCGGATGCTTCTTTCTATTTTTCGCTGCTCCTGCAACGCCTCGTACTCGGTCATTCTCACGCCGTTGTATTCGTAGTCCTTCGCCTGATATTCCTTCAGCAGTGCCTTATCGTAGGTGCGGCTCATCCCTTCAAACCAAGGTCGAAAGCTGTGTGAGCAGTTCCATCCGCCCAGTCCTGCGCCCGTCCCATAGCCTGTGGCTTTCACAAAATCGGGATATTTCCTGCTTTTTCCTCTCCTGCTATAGATGCCGCCCTGCCATTGTGCATGGGAAGGTCTTGCGCCTGCGTGCGCGGAAACCTCCACAAGGTCTGCGCCCATTTCGTCCGCTCTGGCATCCTGCAATTTGAGTGCCGTTTGGTTCACGCCCGTTACCACCGCCCGTCTGACCGCCACCTCTATGGTATCCGTCCGGCCGGTCGGGTATCGGATTGCCCCCACACCCTCGTCGGAAAGCTGCTTGATGGTGCTTCGGATGGCGGTGTTGTAGTCCATGCCGCCCAGCGTAATCTGCATATAGGCGCGGTCAAGTGCCTGTGCAAACTGATGCGCGGCAGTGCGTGCCGTTGTCAGCGTCAGATTGCGAAATGCGCCGGAGGTTTTCTCGTATCCTGCCTGCAATACCTTCTGCAAGTCCTCAGATGCCGAAACAGGCGGCGGATTGAGTCCCTGCCTGCGATAAACCGCATCATCGGATTTCAGTGCCGCTGTGCCTGCCTCCTGCATCAGCTGCCGCAGCTCCCTGTCGGCTCTGCCCGTCAGCGTTTTCAGCCTTGCCAGAATCTCCTCTCGCACCATCCCTGCCTCCTCAAGCATTTTTGCCTGATGCTCCACCGCAGGAATCCAATATCCATAGTGAGCTATTCTTACAGCCATATTTTCTAATATATCCATTTCAGCTTGTGCGTATAATCTTACTAAATTTTCTGGCATCTTTTGAATATATGTTGGCTCTAAAATTCCCATCACCTCCCAGAACATAAAAAGGAACCTCCCGAAAGAGATTCCCCTTTTATGTTATTTCTTTGGCGGAGTAGTCAATGCTTTATACACATCCCACCCTCTTTTTAACCTTCCTGCAAGCATCTGTACAGATATTCCGTATGCTTCTGCCCACTCAGACAGTGCCTTTGTTTCTCCATTGTGAGTTAAATAACGGGTACTCTGTTTATTTCTGGCTTGTGATAATCCATTTACCCATCGACAATTTTCCGGGCTATATCCAAAATCATTATTGATTCTATCTATACTTAAATCCTCATTGTAACCATTTTCTAATGCCCACTTATAAAATACTTCGAAATCATTTTCCCATTCTTCACACACTTTTATGCCTCTGCCACCATAATTTGCATAACTCTTATCATTTTGATTGTTACAACGACTTTTCATGCCATAATAGATATGATACAATCGCCCTTTACTTTTTCCATGGGTTGTTTTTCTTTTTCGCATTATCTCCGAAAATGCACATCCACAAGAAGTAGATCGTCCTGATTTTAATGAAGTACCTCTAATTATTTTTACATTTCCACAATCACATTTGCACTTCCAACAGGCTGTCTTTTGTCCGCTTGGGTTTATAATTGGTTCAGCTATCCCTAATACCAACAATTTCCCAAATCGTTGTCCAGTCAAATCTACAAATTTGCTCATGCTTTCACAGCCTTTTTCTTTTCCTGTGCCCTTGCCCATCTAACCCCTCTGATAAAGCCGAGATTGAATACATCAAACACACCAGAATAGTTACATTCTGTGATGTAGTCAATCAATGCACATGCCTCCTCTGTAGAAATACCATATCTGTCACGCTTGCCTATATATTCTTTTTCTGCTTTTTCGATTGTTTTCCACATTTTTTCAATATGCGTCATATAAAACCCTCCTTGATTTATAGCCCTACTGCTGTTATAATCAAGGTAACCAGTGGTAAGGCTCACTGGCTACCCTTTGTGGTTTGAAACAGGTTTGTGATTGGTCGTCGTTAACCTGTTTCTTTTTTTATGCCTTTACCTTGCTGTCTCTGACGATTTTAGCGGCGGTTTCGGCATTTTCTGCTGTTGCTTCAATCAGCTTTGCGATATTCTCTAAGTACTGATTCAACTCTGCTGTTGTCATTTCCATTTTCCTCACTTCCTTCTGTAAGAGTTTTTCTCTGCCTTACAATGATAGTATATCACGGTTAACAGTGTATTTCAATCAGCATAATAACCAAAGTTAACAGTGTATTTTCGTATATTTTACACTGTTACCCAACTATTGTTTATGGTATAATAGATTTATGAAAGAAGGTGATTTACACGGATACTCCTAAAACCTCCAAGGCAAAACGAGCTGCGAATGACCGTTGGGATAAAGAGAATATGATTACTCTCGGCTGTAAAATAAAACGAGAAGACGCCACTATATTCAAAGAATATGCTCAAACACAAGACAAAACTGCAAATACATTGCTAAAAGAATTTGTCTATAAATGCATCAAAGAATATCAAGAAAAGAATGAGCCGAAAGACTGACCGCTTGGTTGGTCTTTTTTTATTCAAAACTAATGGTATCCTGCGCAGGAATATAGTCCTTTGCCTCCTTCTCGGAAATGCCAAAATACCACGCCAGCAGCTTTTCAGGCTTAAGGATGTTCGCATCCACCATAGCCTTCATCTGTGCGTATTCTGCGCCTGTGTCCGTCAGCACGCCGTCCCCCCAGTTGAAGGTAACCTCGTATTTCCCATCGGGCGCAAGCTGATATAGGCTTGTGTAGTAGTCCAGCACCCAGACCAGATGCTCCAACGCTGTCTGTAAGGACTTCTGGATATTGCAGACCGCCGCATAGCTGCGCTGCTTGCTCATGCGGATTTCCTCCGCTGTCTTTTCCTGATTCTGTGGGTCGGATAAGGTACCGTAGGACAGATTGCAGTTAAACTCAATCCGCCGCAGCAGCTGATTCAAGCCATTGAACAGGGAAGCATCCCGAATTGCAGGGCTGAATACCTCATACAAATCCCCGGTTGTCCCCTTTTCCAGATTCAGAGAGCGGAACAGTCTCTGCTTGCCGGCAGGCAGCCCTTTCCCATCCGCCTGCAATGCTCCGACAGAGGCATCCACTGCCAGCTCAGAACCTTCAAATTCCCAGAGGATACGGCTGTACTGCCTGTCCGCCTGCTCCATCAGCCCCGCCGCTCTCGCACAGACCGAAACGCCCAGAGGGGATTCCGCATCAATGTGGTTCGCAAAGGGCATCTTGAAATATACAAAAAGCGGACGCTCCAAGGTGTCCCCGTTCCGGTATCCCATAACAAGATTTTCTTCCAAATCCGCCCATTCATCCACGCTTGTCAGAGCCGCAGGCACACCCAACTCCGCATCCTGATAGGAGATAAAGGCTTTATTCTGCACCGTATAGCCCGCATCCGTCAGCTGATGGCTTTCCAGTCTGGTATACCATGCACGCCCCTTTTTCACGCGCTCCACAAACACCGCACCCGTCACCTCTCCGCGGCTGTTGTATGCTGTCGGAATAAATCTGTCCGCATGAACAAAATCAATCGCAATTTTGCCGCCGTCCATGTAGGGCTTGAATACCAAGCCGCCCATTGCCGCCGCAAATTCTGTCTGCTCTCTCAGTCTGGAAAGCACAAAAGCATAGCCTTCCTGCAAAAATGCCGCCCGTCTGCCACTGCCGCTGATTTCGCTGTGAAATTCCACAGTAACCAGTCGGGCAATCTCCGATGCAACCGCAGCGGCTAACCCAAGCGTTTCTGTGTTCTTATCTAACCAAGGCGGCTCATTGCAGAACATCTTCTGCCAGAGCGTGATGGCATCCTGCATTCCGGCGCTGATTGCCACCTCCGCACCGACCGCCCTTTTTATCGTTTCTCTCTGAAAAAACATCTGCAACACCCCCTTTACCCAAGTGATAAAATTTCGCATTATTGCCCCCTCCTTTTCCAGATGGGTTCTGTTCCATAGCGCACTGCGTCGATATGGTGATTGTCTCTGTCAGGGTAGCCGCTGATGACCTCCCCTGCCTTGTTCCTGTCATATTCGTAGGCGGTAAATTCCTTCGCCGTATCGGGACAGCGCACCGGGTCAATCACAATCCGCACCAGTGCCTGTAACCACTTCATAGAGTAGTCCACACTCCCGGGGCCCTTCACTGCTCCACGGCAGAACAGCCCATAGCTGCGATAGTCCGCAACGCTTTTCGGCTCGGCACTGTCCGCTGTAATCAAATCTGTATCCTGCACGCCGTATTGCCGCAGGAGCCTTGCCGTTTCCGCATTGCCCGTTCTGTGCCTTGTCAGCTCCCCGAAGATGTAGAGCGTCCGTCTGGCAGAATCGTAGTGCATCCGATTGAACGCCCAAGGGTCGGGATAAAAGCCCCAGTCCACACCGTTGTAAATGCGGTCAAAGGCTGCAATCTGTGCATCGGTGATTTCCTCGACCGTTACGTTGTCGAATACCGCACCGCCGCTGCCGACCACCTCGCCCAGATATTCATGCCGATATGCCTTTTCGTTCAGCTCTTTCAGATATTCCGCCTCCTGCAAAAACGCATCCCCCAACCACGCAGGCGGCACACGCCGATAATCAGAGGTATGCACCAAGCGGTTTGCCTTCGGCTGTAAGCACTCCCGGTTTACCCAGTTGCTCTGGCTTTTCGGTGGGTTGTAGCTGTAAAATACAAAAAAACTGCTGCCGCCACGCATCAGGGATTGATTGATGGTGCGGATTTCCTGCATCCCTGCAAACTCGTCCGCCTCCTCGTACCAGATGTATTTGCAATAACCCTTTCGGAATTTCGTAGATTTGATTTTCTTCGGCTCGTCCGCCCCACGAAAGAGTATTCTCTGTCCTGTCGGGATGTACGAAAGCTGTAACGGACTTAGCTTTGCTTTCCACAAATGCTCTACACCCAATGCCTCAATCGCCCAGAGCAGCTGCTCATACACACTGTCCTTCAGATTGACCGCCACCTTCCGCAGAACAAGCGCATTGGCGGCGGTGTCCTGCATCATCCCCAAGATAATCTCCACAGAGATAAAGGAGGATTTCGTAGAGCCACGCCCACCCTTCAGCCAGTAGTGCGTGTGCCGTCCTGCTTTGATGTCATGATGCACCCCGTAAAAAGAGGGCGCAATCAGCTTTGTTAAATCAGACATTCGCATCCTCCTTCGGGATATTGTCAATGATGGTAACAGGCAGAACCGCTACCGTACCAGCCGCAGAATATCGCTTCATTAGCTCCGCCCCTGCTTTCAGACGGTCGCTCAGTGCCGTATCCAAGCCGAACTGGTCTTTCACCTCGCCACGCATCACCGCAGTATAAAACTCCATCACCTCATCCGCATCGGCAACGCGCTTTTTATCCTGCGCCCCCAGCCGCTCGGCTATATATGCCGAAACCTTAGGGCTTTTTAGGGTTTTCGCTGCATCCTCTCCAAGGCTTTTCGATTGATATCCTGCCTTTCTTGCCGCTTCTGTCGCATTGCCGCATTCGATATAATAATCCGCAAACGCTTTCTGTTTTGGTGTCAGCTTCATGCGTCATCACCTCGGTATAAAAGGGCAAGCAGCTTTGCAATATCAACCATGCTGTAGGTTTCCAGTAAGGTCTCGTTTTTTGTTCTGCCATCTTCCAATTCTCTGCTTTCAATGACAATATATTTCGTTATCATCTTCCCTGCTTTCGGGGAATACGCCTGTATCTGATTGATTTTTATTTTTCGCCCTTGCATCAGCAGGGCTTTCTGTAATTTGTAAACAGTTGTTCTTATATTCATTTTTCCGCCCCGCTTTCTTTGTAATGAAAAAGGCACCCGTTTCCGAGTGCCCAAAATAGGAGGTAACATGAAATATCCTGTGTTCTCATAATTTTCACAATACTATAATACCATATTTCGATGTGCCCTTTAGTGCCCTCTTTCAGAAATTTCAAAACTTCTTAAAGCTCTGCCATGAATTTTCAATACAGAACGGTAGTTGTAATCCATATCCACCGCAATCTGCTCCCATGTCCTTCCCATCAGATACCGCCGAATCAGCACTTCCTTCTCCGCCCCGTCCTGCATCTGATGTATCCTGTCATGGATTTCCTTGTACTGCCGTACCGCCATAGCCTGCTCATGCTCCAGCTGGCTGATGAGTGCATCCAGCCTCGCCACATATCCCGACAGGTCGCTGTGTGCATTCCCCTGCGGCATCCCGTCATGGTTCATACTCGGAAACATCTGCTGACTGCGTAACTCCTCAATCTGTTCTTTTAAACGCTGTGCCTTCCTCACGGAATATATGTACCCCTTAAGATATTCCTTTTTCCTCTCGTTTTCCCTTACAATTGCCAAACTATCACCCCTCCAGTCTTTTCAGCCATCTTTCCTTTTTCCGCCGAATGATGCTGTATATCTCGGCGTTGTCCGCAGCGTCCAACAGCAGCCCCATTACGTTGTAGACATCCGCTGTCTCCTCCACCAGATTCTTCCTCGCCTCCTCCACCGTCACAGGCGTGGGGTTGATACCCGTCAACGCTCGCCGCAGCTTCAATGCCGCCTGCGATAATTCCGCACATTCTTCTGCTAACTGCGCTAACAGCTCGTCCTGCGGAATGTGCTGTTTGATTTTCTCGTCAGGTCTATCCATGCTCAATCCTCCCTGCAATTCGGACAGAAATGCTCCCACTCGCCCTCGTCATTGTCATAGTGTGCTTTCCATCCTTCGTATTTGATGCCATGCTGACATTCGTTAAAACCGTCATATTCATCGGAATATTCAAAACAGCAATCACAGACGGCATGGTATGTATTGGTTTCTCTGTTTTTCTCAATCATTGATTTCCTCCTTCGGCAACTCTGGTAATGGCATCCAGTGTGTAACTTTCATCTTCAATATTCTCGTATCAAGTTTCCAAATTCCGTCATGTGTTTTTGCAACTGTTGTTTTCCTTGTTCCATCCTCAAACTCGATGCAAACAATCACTTCATCGGAAGTTTTTTCCCACATAATGCTATTCCATTTATCGGTTCCCTTGAGCTTCGCAAATATAGAATTTTTTTCTGCTGGCATAGCATCATCAACAGAAATCCACTTGTCTGATTGACATCTACCACCATTGTTTTCATACACCGTATCTCCGACCTTGCAGGGCAGCACCAACAGCCGCCCCTCAGTATCCGCTTTCACCATTCGCAGAATGTTTTTATAAAACACCCTCTGTTCCGGACAGAAGTCCATGCTTGCCAGCTTCTTCGCCATTTCCAGCATCCGTTCTTTTGAAATCTCGATATTCATTTATACCTCTCCTATCTTCATCTGCTCCGCCACAGGCGTTTCCCATTCCACACCGATATAATCCAGCACATGCCCCCAGCCGATATCGTACATCCAGAATTTCCATTCCTTCTCGTTCCGCTCTCGCAAGAGGTCGAATCTATGCGGACGCTTTTCCATGTGTATCCCAAATCCACACATGCTGCAGCCTGTCCGCTGCGCCTTGGTGGTATAAAGCGTCCCATCCTCTTTTCGCTCAATCGTGCCGTAAATCGCCGGCACTGGTACATTCAGCTCCAACGCCAGCTGTAAAATATCCTGTCTGTTGAAAATCGCAAACGGCGCAGAACGAATCGTGCTCTTGCCAAAATAATTGCATCCGTTGATTTTCAGGCTCTTTGCCCTTCTTCCGCCTTCGGATGCCATCAGCCCCAGATAGGGCACACTGTTGTGTTGCTTCGCCCAATCGTCACAGGGCTTTTCCTTGAGATAATAACAGCACTTTGCCGATACCTTGAAATCCGGTACACCATAATTCACGCCCTCTGTTTCGTTCTCATATCCGCCGAATTTCTCCAGCCATTTCTGCGACAGCTTCATGCGTGAATTTTTCTGGTAGCCACCGTATGCGCCCGTCTCTCCGGTGATAATCGCATGACGCACGGTTTTGTTCTTCTCCGAAGGGTTCTGCAAAAGCTCAATCTTCGACGCAATTTCCTTCGATAACACAGGAAAGCCGAACTCCTGAATGATTTTCGCCTTATTCCAGACCGTGCCGTCCGCCCGCTTCAACGGCTGAACCCGTTCAATCCCAAGCTGTCTATGTACTTCCTGTATACTCCTGTCCTCCAGATGGGACACGCTGATGCCGGGTACATAAATTCCGATGCTCCGCAGGAACAAAAATAGCGTAATGCTGTCCAATCCTCCGACCGATACATGGCAGTTCAGCCCTCTGGCGCAGCACTCGTTGTAAAATTCCCACGCCCTGATGTAGGCGTAGTTCTTTTTAAACTCGTAGTCCATTTTCATTTTTACGTTGAAGTCCGCCATCTTCCGCTCCGCACCGATGGCCTCCATCCGCTCTAATACATTTTGCATTTCTCCTCACTCCTTAGAACGGCAAATCATCATCTTCTATACTTTCGTCGATGGGATAAAACCCAGGGCTATCCGCCAGCCCCATTTGTTTCCCGGTCTGCGCCGCAGGCTTGCTCTGTGCCGCTGCGGGACGGTTCTGTTCCGGCGCAGGCTTGCTTCCGCCGTTTTTTTCACTGTCATGCTTTCCTTCTGCGAAATACTGCTCCTCCACAATCACATCCGTGCTCCAGCGTTTTTTGCCTTCGTTGTCATCCCAGCTGCGCACCTGCAATCTACCGACAACAGAAACCATCTGCCCTTTTTTGAAATATTTCTCCGCAAACTCTCCCGTTTTGCCAAATGCCACGCAGTTGATGAAGTCCGCCTCAGGTTCTCCCTGCCGTTTGAAACGTCTATTCACCGCCAGCGTATATCTCGCTATGGCTAAGGGCTCCGTCCCCTGCGAATACCGCACCTCCGGCTCTCTTGCCAGCCGTCCCATCAGAATCACTTTATTCATACCTCAAGCTCCTCTCTCGTTCTGTAGTTCCGCCCTTCGCCCCATCCGATCTTGAGCTTATATTTGCCGCACCGCTGATAAATTCTGCTCCCCATAGCCTCGTCAAGTTCCATGATTTCATTCAGCCCGCGCTCCCCTGAAAAAATCGTCCGCAGGGCACGATTGTTATACCGTGCGTTGATGATTTCAAACGCAAGATTGATGTCCCCATCGGTCGGCAGTGCGCCGTTTCTGGTTTTCAGAAAATCGTCGATATACAGCACCTCTGCCGTTTTCCATTTGTTGATTTCGCGTGCATAGTTTTCATCATCCGTCTTGAGGGCTTTCAGCTTGGTGGCTTCTTCCGTCCAGATCATGTAGCGCACGCCCTTTCCCTGCAGCATGAGTCGATTCGCAATGGCGGTGCAGATATGCGTTTTCCCTGCCCCGACCTGTCCGCCGAT